GTTGAGCAACTAGCTATCATGGATAGATTAAAACGGGAATCTGGTAACATCTCAGCAAGAATGGCAACACAAACTGTAGCTGAGAGTAAGAAAGCTAAAGACGGATCTATTAAAGAAGCAAAAGAAAAATTCAAGAATGTTCAAGCAGCTGCAATTCGTGAACGTGATGAGACAGGCTCCATCTCTGCTGAAGAGGCTGATGAAATAATTAGATTAGCTGAAAAACAGCGGGATAAGTCTATTGAAAAGGCAAAAAAAATGCATCAAGGTGTGGTCAAAGCATCAAAGGCACAAGCGAAAGACCATATTCACGATGTGAATTGGGAAACAGGTGAGGTTCTAACTGGCTGGGACAAGATGTTGGGCGGTGTAAAGAAGGCAGTTGATTGGTTCAAGAAAGTATTTGGACAAGGTAAAACGAAAGATACTCCTTCTTTATCGACCAATAAAAGTGTAGCAAAGCCACCAAAAGAATTAGCCTATGCAAAGGGTACTCCCAAAGGTGGGCATCCTGCTGATGGGATTGCCATTACTTCAGAAAAAGGCCGAGAATTAATTCACGATCCTAAAGTCGGGACTTACCTTTCAGGATCACTCGGTCCAGAGCTTAGATATTTATCAAAAGGATCAAGCGTTTTACCAAACGATAAAACTGAAAAGCTATTAAAAAGTCATGGTTTCAATGGGTATGAAAAAGGGACAGGTGATTTTTTTGATTGGATGTTAAAAGGGCCAAAACACCTTTTAGGAAAGACCTTTGAAAAGTTCAACTTGAAGGATTCGATAATTCCAAGATGGATGAACAATTTAACAGGCAGCCCAATTAAATCAATGATAAGTATAGGTACTGATTGGGTTAAAGGATTAATGGATAAGTTTGCATTAGGTAGCGGCGGTAAAGCTCCTAACATTTCAGGCGGCGCTTCAGCTTGGAGAGGCCAAATTTTAAAAGCTGCTATGGATATGAAAGAAAGCATAAATAGCTCTGAATTAAATGGTATTATCGCACAAATTCAAAGAGAATCAGGTGGGAATCAAAGTATCGTTCAAAGTCCATTAGTCCGTGATATTAACACCTTATCAGGAAATCCTGCACGTGGGTTGCTTCAGTACATCCCGCAAACTTTCCGGGCTTATGCAGTGAGAGGTCATAATAATATTTATTCTGGTTACGATCAACTGTTAGCTTTTTTCAACAACAAGACATGGCGTAGAGACTTGCCTTACGGTAAACGAGGTTGGGGTCCAAGAGGTGGAAGGAAATTTGAAACAGGCGGATTCGTCAAGAATGAGGGTCTCTATAATTTGGCTGAAGGGGGATGGCCAGAATGGGTTATTCCGACTGATCCAAGCCGGAGAACAGATGCGATGAAGCTTCTTGCTTTGGCTGGTAAAGACATACAAGGAAACAAAAGACCAAACCAGCTACCTAATATAAAGGGCGGAAATAGCAACGATTACTCTGCCATTATCAATAAGCAAGATGAACAAATTAACCTGATGACACAACAGATCCAGCTATTAACACAGCTTGTCTTAAAGGAAACCGATGTCTATATTGGTTCCAAGCAAATATTTGATGCTAACAAGAAAGAAAACGATAAGCAAGTTCGCGTTAGGAATATTTTTAAGGGGGTAGCAACCATATGACTTCAGTCATCTTCTGTGGAATTGACTTAGAAAAAGAAATAGGTTTAATAATTAATGAAATCAAGAGACCTGTTACCCCTGAAATCACCGAGACAACTCAAGATGTTCCCGGTATGGTTGGAAGCTTGTTTTTAGGCAATAACTATGGACAGAGAGTTTTCGATATTGAAATCACAATTAAAGCTCAATCTGAATCGGAGAGAGTAGAAAAAATTCATCGATTAGCAGAGCTTATAATGACGTTTGGTGATGGTGAATTCCCCATGATTTTCGGTCATGAATCGGATATAACTTATTACGGTCATTTTACAAACATCACTATTCCGGAACGGCTTGCCCTTACTCATTGGGCTACATGTACTTTAACCTTTTCTTGTAGTGACCCAAAGGGATATGGTGAATATGAAAGTCATGATATGATTTCAAATCCAACAACAATTACTCCATATGGGACGGCAGATTGCTATCCCATTTTTACTTGCTTGCCTAAAAAGAGCGTTACTAAAATAGCCATTACCGATGAAGATGGGAATTATGTGTACTTAGGGGCAGACGTAGATCCGGACACTGGAGATTTACCAATAAATAAGGAACCACTAGTACTTCATGACCCTTGTAATACTTTGGCTACCTGGACAGAAATTACTCAAAGTAACCTAACCTTTACAATTGAAAATGGGATCCCGAGTGGTCAAATGAGAAGCACAGCGAATGCAATTAAGGTTGCCCTTGATTCTAATGGAGTTTCAAACTTTGGACCAGCCACAAACAATAGTAAATGGCATGGGCCAGTTAGACAACAATGGCTTCCAAATGCCTACGAAGATTTTAGGTTACTGGTTAGGATGTACAATTATCAATATTATCCTCGTGCACGTGGGAAATGCGAAGTCTATCTATTGGATGAAAATGGTGTCAGATTCGGAAAGATCATGCTTAAAGATGTTGGCAATAGTGAAGAGGTAGCTGTCCAATTCCAAATCGGAACGTCTAGTAATTTTAAAGAAATTTATGCAGGGAAAGGGAAAGTGTACAAAAAAAGAAAAGGACAAAAACAATAAAATTAGGTACAGGAACAAAGAAAGTAACATCAAAAGGAAAAACAAAAACAGTCCAGCAATGGAAAACAGTGAAGCTTGACGAAGATTCATCAACAAGTACATTTACCGATTTCTATGGATATTTAAGGCTACAGAAAATCGGCAACAAATATCAAGTTTATATTCTTAAGCTTGATTCCAACTCAAATCCTCTATGGGATAAGCCCATCATTGTGAATTGGACTGATACAAAAAATCAATTTTCAAATAAGAAACTAGCTGGAATTGCTTTCTATACTGCAAAGATGGATATTGCAGAGGATGCAGCCAATCCCAAAAAAGCCTATAAGCATAACAATATAGCTCTAACTGATGTGAAAGTATGGAACATCATTGATGGTGGGAATAATTCTGCAACAGCACCAACCGTCATTGCCAATAAGGGAGATGAAATCAAGATTAATGCAGAAGATCGTACCGTTTACAAAAATGGTGCACCGTTTATGGAGAATTTTTATATCGGTTCTTATTTCCCGATTATGCAAGGCGAGATTCAAAAAACATTCGCTTTCGAGCCGGGCCTTGACGAAGCTGATTGGTACTATGAGTATAGGCCAACTAAGAATTAGGAGGTGATAGATTGTATACGATTTTAAATCCTGACTTAAATGTGTGTGGAGTCCTCGATTTAAACGGGAAAGGCTGCAAGTTTTATAATGATCTACGGTCCGTAAAAATCGCTGATGACCAAGGGAAAATATGGTCAGATACTTTACAAATCAGTGTCCCATACGGATATAGGGAAACGGAATTCATGACACAAGGCTATCACCTTCTAAAACAGGGAGATGATGGTTTTTTTTATTGTTATCGAATTATTGAATGGGAAGATGATGTAATTGGCCCAACTCACGTAAAGACTGTAAATGCCATTAACCTGCTGGCATGGAAACTAGTGCATAAGATTGTTCCGGCAAAGACATTCAGTGCTGCAAGTAGCCAAACTGCATTTGAATATGTTTTGCAAGGCACTGGTGTAGAAATTGGGGATATGGACTTTTTCGGTGGAACGAAATCCATTGGGTTTTCTGCGGGCAATAATGCTCAATATTGGCTGGATAATCTTACTAGACAGTTCAGTGTTGAGATTCGTGGTTATGTACAAGTCTATAACGGCAAAATTGTCCGAATATTAATGGACATTGTGGAAGAGTTAGGAGAATCAACGGGAAATCGCCTGGAATACAGTCATGACCTGGTAGGGTTGAAACGCACAGGCAGTGACAATGAAATGTATACTAAATTATTTGTATACGGCGGTACCAATAGCAAGAATGAAATTGTTACTATCGCGAGTGTCAATAACGGCCGTGAGTACATTGTGGATGAAGAAGCTAATGACGTATTCAACAATGGTGGTCCTTATTTGGAAGGATATATTGTTAATGATCAAATTCTCAATCCAAGTGGTTTAATGGACTGGGCAGAAGAACAAATAAAGAAATGGAATCACCCTAAATTCAATTACGAAGTTGATGTTGCTTACCTCAGGGAAAAGCCGAATTTGGGTGATCATATCCAAGTAGTGGATTTCTCTATGCAACCTGAACTGACGATATCGGCAAGAACAATTCAATTAGATGAATCCGAGGCTAATCCAACTAACAATAAGGTCATCTTGGGGGAATTCCTTGAAATCCTGGCTGTCACTCCACAGGATATATGGGAATTAAGAGCAAAAGCTTCACAGGTAGCACAAGAGGCAGAACAAGCGAAAGCTTATAAGATAGAGTATTTCACTCCAGATGGAACGGATTTTTCAGAGGATACCGAAAAACGAATCATTATTCGTGTTTACTATGGGATTGAGGATATCACAACAAAAATTGAAAAAGAAAAATTTGTATGGGAAAAAATTAATCCCGATGGAAGTCACGATATCGTATGGGAAACTGCACATAAAGGGAT